TGCATATATTACCAAACACATAGCAAGGTCATCATTACATCCATCTTCTGCCTCAAATGAATTGTTCTTCTGAATGAATGTAGTTAACTCACTCATAATCTCATAATCATTAAATATAAGTTTATCTCCCTCAACTATTGTCTTTAAATTGAGAGCACCAACCTTCTTAACTGTCTTGGACATTTTAACTCCAAGCTGTGTCTTCTTACCAGAAAATCCCTGTCCCACAACCTGTCCTGCACGACCCCTCATAGACGCCATAAGTAGATTTGGATACTCCATATCATAATTGAGAATTGACGCCACCTGGTCGCCTACATCGTTGACCTCGCATAATATAAATGCCTCATTATAACTCTTTGCTATTTCATGTATAATATTAGGAAATAGCATCGGTTTGATTTCATTATTCCTATACTTTGCAACTACCTTATGCGGGAATGATGTAATATCAATAACTATGAATGCAGAATAATCTTTTACAACTCCACGAGCCACATCAACAGTCATAACATAATCATGATTCTTTATCGGATCCTCATATACATCCAATCCAGCATTTCTTGTCTTTGGGTTTTCATAAACAAGAGTTCTTAACTTACTGGGTGCAATAAGAGTATCAACAGATCCTAAAAATTCACACTCAAACTCAACCTTAAATTGTTGATCAGAAGTATTAGCAATAGTTTGTGCTTTCCACTTAGCATCTCTACCAGGTACTTCACTCCAATGAACATCTGTGGGAATATATTCATTCTTCCCTCTTTCTGCATCATGCCAATACCTATAAAAATGATTCATCCCGTGAGGGGTAGAAACCATTATTACTTTCGTGCTTTGACCGGAAGTAATAGTAGGATAAACAGATGCAAAGAAGGACTCAGCGATGTGATTAGGGACGAAGGCGAATTCATCGAGGAAGAGGATATTGAACGACATGCCTCGGACAGCACTTGCAGATGTAGAAGCTGCCAAAATCTTTGATCCGTTTTCAAGTTCTAATGACCCCTTGTTCCATGATATTATACCCTGCTGCATCCATTTAGGTAAGTTCTCATATGCAGTTTGTAATCTTCCTAATAAATCTCTAGCAGTTGCTGCTTTGTTAGCAAGAATGCCAATGTTTACATTATCATTGAATACTGCATAATGTAATAAGTATGATACTGATGTAGTAGACTTACCAGTCTGTCTGGGCATCTTACATATATTAAACCTATTCTCATGGAAGTTTCTAATTAACTTCTCTTGAAAATCATAAGGTTTAAAACCAACCAATCCTTCATCCAAACTAACAATTTTTACATGCTGTCTTGCAAAGTAAACAGGATCATGTTTACATGCCATAAATTCAAGAATTTGTTCTTTAGTAAATTCTTGAGCAACATTCGCTTTTTTTAAAAGCGGATTACCAAGATAAACTTCTTCAGCCATAACAATCTCCTACATCATTTCACCAAATAGATGCTTGTTTGATTTATTTAACATAGATTTATCATGCTCTATAGTTTGTCTTGTCATATCTAGTATTTTTTGTAAATTCTCTGCTTTCTTCTTTAGCTCTTCTATTTCTTTATTGTCCTCCCGTTTGGAGGAGTGGTTGTCCTGGTTCATAGTCCGAAATCTGAAAATAGGAGAGTTTAGCACCAGGGTATACCTTCTCCACCTGGGACTGAACTTCCGTTCTACTTGGTTTCTTTGATTGTGGGAAAAACATTTTTATGCCGTAATGCTTTCCTCTCCATGTGGCTGTGACCGCAACAATATTTCCTTGCTGTGAAGGAATTCTAACTGATTCAGATACTCTTAAATCTTTAAGGGATGGTGGAGTTATAACATCAATAACTTCCAGAAAAGGGTTCCCCTTAGCATCTTCAATTGTTACATTCGCCATGGATAATAAAAATGTTTACAATACTATTTATAGGAATTAATCTCTAATCTCTAATCTCTATATTATTATGGTGATGGTTGAGGACTACCATCTGAAAGAATTGGCCAAGTAATATTTCTAGGGTCAGTCTGTTCACCAATATCACGCAATGCTTGAATATAAGTATCCAAATCTGAGATATTATCTGTAGTGGTGGTTATACCAATCCTAGTTTCGCTTAAATTTCGCATCACCCTCCATTCCGCTTCCATAATCTTAGTATTTCTATTTTCTCTAATCTCATCCCAAAGTGATTTGGTATTATCTGCAATTTCTTCATCAGTAAGAGAAACAACCTCCCAAGATCCTGAATTCCATATCACTTTCTGTGTAGTAACATCATATGAAGGTGAAGTATCTGCAAGAACATATCCAGCATCTGCAATTTCTTCTGCGGTAAACGTAGAAGAATCTGTTTTTGTTAAACCAGATGAAAGTCTTATTCTATTGGGTAATTGACCTGGATATTGATTATTATGTGAATAAAGCATTTGTTAATCTCCTAAACAACAGAAATATAAAGTGAATCGGTAGGATCCATTGCATAAGATCCGCCCCTACCTGCTAAAGCATGTATTACTCTAATCCAATATCCTCCCGAGCCAAATGAAAGAACAGGACCTCTCATAACAGCAGTAGACCATCGAGTTGAACCACTTGTTTCGCGATATGCATAATAAGAACCTCCTTGTTGAGCAATTTGTGCATCTCCGGTAGGAGCAATAGTACTTATGTATGAACTACTAATTCCATCTGCTGTTCCAGTATAAGACGAACCAGTAGATGATGTCCAACTAAATCTGTCTGGGTTTGTTGATGTAGTTATACCATAGTAAGTTTTTGAAGACCATGAAGTAGGTGTACCAACAATACCTTGAGTTGATGATCCAGATTCCTGAGTTCTTGCTGTAGTCCAACTAGAGCCACTAAAACCATTACTAGTACTAAATATATAATGTGCTATTATACCATTTTTTGTTGAATTTAAAACCTGTATACCTGCTATAGATATATCATTATAGTATGTGGTTGGTGCTGTCACTTTTATACCAATATAAATCCTACCATTACCTGTAAAATCAGTTTGAACTTCTCCTACATCATAAGACCCATTATAATCAGCACTATTCCCCATATATGTACCAGAATCAATAAATCTATTACTTATTTCATACCAATTAGTTGTAATATCAGTGCCAACAGGAGCAGCAGCATCTGTCATATCATAATTACCAGATGTAAAAATAATAGGACCAGAAATACTATCTGTTCTAATCCTAAGTAATGCTACATTACTTTCAGAAATACCATCACCTACAGGTGTTACTGAAAAAGTGCCAGAATTTGAACTGAGACTAAAAGACCCAGTTAAACTGCCAGAATCAAAGTCTGCTCCAACTAAAGTTGTTCCCGATACTGTTTCTATAGAATAATATAAAGTTGCATCAGAAGCAACCCCTTCAGCAACTACCGTAAATGTTGTAGCACTTCCTTCTGGCAAATTCGTCCCATTAGAACCACTAAATGAAGTAACTTTTGCCAGTAAAGGCCATTCGTTAATTTTTCTATTATTATATTGGTTGAATAAATTATGAACCCCGCTTCCTTCTGGGGGAATCATTTTTATGGTACTTTGTGGTCCGATTATTCCGCTATTATAGCTCATCTTAATTAAAGGGTAATAGTAACATATCCATGGGCAGCAGCATTATGAAGAGATCCACTAACTAAAGATGAGGTTGCAATTCTATAACTACCTCCCCCTCCACCATTCATTATGTTGGCACATACACAAGTAACGACTCCTCCTCCAGCACCGCCACTATATCCTCCTCCACCACTACCACAATAATGTCCAGAAGCAGCTCCACCACCAAATCCACCATCTCGATGACTACTATTACCACCAGTACTACCATTTGCCCAACTTAGTCCAACAGCCCCAATATGAGAACTATTTTGACCTGAACTATAAGCTTGTCCATTAGATGACCAACCACCACCGCCAGCACCCCCAGATACGCAACCATCGGCAGTCATCGATGCTGATTCTCCCCCACCACCACTTGTTCCTCCAAGTACTGATGCGGTTCCTTGAGCACCATTAGTATTTTGACCAGAAGTACCACTATTAGCATCCTGTGTATTAGAACTACCAACAGCTCCACCTCCACCTCCACCTAAAGCAAATAGTAAAGAATTATTGTCTGTTTTATTAACTACCCATGTTGCACCACCACCACCTCCGCCAGCATTGGCACAGCTGCCAGTACTATCTTGACCCATTTGACCAATTCTCATTGATAAAACAGTACCCTTATCAAGAGATATAGTACACGTCATCTTATACCCATATCCACCCCTATTATTACTATTTCCACCAATATATCCATTTCCACCAGATGCACCTTGCATTACAAGAGTATAAATTGCCGTTTTTGGAACAGTCCATTCTTGAGTTCCAGCTGTAGGTACTGAAAAGTAATCATTATACCAATCTTCCGACCCATATACTCCTTGACATTGGGAAGAAATTGGGCCACTGAAACCAGATGCACCACAATTGGTGAAAGTAGCGGTGGTAAATGGAAATAAATCACCACCAGTAGTAACCTGAGAAAAAACAGTATCAAAAACACCTGTTTGTTCACTTATAATTCCCGTACCAATCAAACTAGCATTTCTACTATAATATACCATTATGCACTTATTTCCTCCCAAGAACAAATTGCTTCTAAATCTGAATTAGCACTTGCTGTTAGTCTTATACTATCATTCTCTTCAAGATAAACTTGACTATCTTTAGCAATTAAAACAAGAGTTGCATCAGCAGGAACTGATATAGTATGGCCGATATGATATGCTGTAGATTGATTCTTATATAAATCAGCAGTTATATCTGCAGCATTAGTGCCATCAACATTAGAAATAAGAAGCGAATTAACTTTATACAATTTTCCACTACTACTTGCATTGCTAACAATGGCAGTTGCTGAAGTAGTTACTGCCTGTCCAGCAACTTTTCCATATATACTTGCTACTGATATTATATTTGGATTAGCCATTAATCAATTTTCTCCTATGTGTGTTTATTTAGAATTAACCAAAAATCATTGACATCATAATTGATTTGCCAACAGTAATTCCACCACCTCCGCCACCACCACCAGTACTGGTAGTACCATCTGCCATTAAATATTGGGATGATGTGCCACCAGTCTTAACAAAAGAAGTTGCGTGAGTTGCACCAGTTACAGAGCATACTCCTACTACTCCTACACCCCAACCATGGGTCATTAGTTTAGCGCCAGTGGTTCCTGCAGAGGAATCGTGATGTAGTATCATAACTCTTTTGTCATTTATATCTGCACCGCCACCAATAGTAGAAATATCTACCATTAAGTCATTACCAATCATACTCATTATTCTTGAGTCAGATTTAATACTTAATGTTCCCGTAATATCAATATTACCTGCTCCCGTAATATCATTACTATTAAGATCTAAATTTCCACCAAGTTGAGGTGTAGTATCATCTACAACATCTGATAATTTTGCATTCCATGTAGAAGATGATGCCACATAAGAATCTGCTACTGCTGTTCCATTCCAGGTTCCAGTGGCAATGGTTCCTAAAGTGGTTATATTAGCACTTCCAGCCCAAGTACTAAGTGATGTATTCTCAACATTATTCAAGACAAGATCAGTTTTTACTTCAGCAGCACTTCTACCTTCTATACCAGTTGCAGTGAACTTTGCGTAATCATCATCTGCTGCGTCAGCATCATCAACCTTTAAAGCATTAGTATTAGCAATACCAAAAGTTAATGCATCTTGCTTACCATCCCAAGTTCCAGATGATGCAATATAACCATCAGCAATTGCAGTTCCATTCCAGGTTCCAGTAGCAATAGTACCAAGTGTTGTTATGTTACTGGTTCCAGCCCAAGTACTTAATGCAGTATTC